ATCGGCTGGGTCGGGGATACTTGGGGTGCCGATTGGATCGGCATTGCGGTATCGGCCTGCATAGGTTACCTCTTTTTGTAGGCTTTCAAGTGTTCGGTAAAGGAAGGGGGTGAGATCAAGTCTCGGGTCCGCAGCCATCGGCATGTTTGGTTGCTGTGGATGCGGTGTCCTCATTTCTTGATTTACGAGATCAATAAATGTGGCCATTGCCCTCTGTACTTCTCCCACCATTCGGAACGGGAACCCGCTGAGCATGCCAGCAACTTCATCGTCCGTTTTCGATGGGAATAAATACTTCAGTGCCTCTATGCTATCAACACCTAACTCCTGTAAGTTTCTCGTAAAAATAGATTGATTTAATTTGTCTTGAGTTGTGTCTTCATAAACAGGTCCCATCCAGCGCCAGGCTACTGCTCTATCCCCATCGGGGGCTAAACCTACAACTCCAAGAGGAACGTTTTTTGTCTCAACCGCATCATTAATGGCTTTTTGAAGTTTCTTTTCATACAATGCTTTTTGTTTGTCAAATTTTGCTGCTTGAGCTGGGTCATTGGGATCTTCAGGAGCAACAGGATATTTGATTCCTAAAGTAAAAGCGAGGGACTTTCGGAAAATCTGTTCCTCCTGAAAGATCATTAACTCAAGGCACTTGCAAATTCCGTATGTATACAATTGCAAGCATTTTTTCTTAGCAGTTGCACTTACCCGTCCATAAGCTGATTTAATCTCCGTAGCGGTTACGTTTGTAATACTAAGGTCGTCGATACCACCTAAAGCAAGCCGGATCTCACTACGAAGTTGTTCGGCATACCTAGCCTGATCGGCACTAATTGCGTTTGGAGTAATAAAGCCAACACGATCAGTTGGTTCCAGGTTGGCAATGACCCTGGGAACTCTCATGCCGCTTCCAGGTTTTCCGTAATATCCAGGATTTTGTCTAGTTACGTTGTCAGATTTGTACGTAGAGCTGGACAAACTGAATTCTGACTGGAACCCAGATTGACTGGAAATGCTGGGCCGTTGGGCAACATCACCGTCAGTCTTTTCAATAATGTCTTGTTTTGGTCGAGACGAAAGCAGCGTCGGGTTACCAAAGAAAGAAAGGTTTGCCCTAATATTTTTGACCATCTCATCGTGAGCAATGATTTGGTTGGACAGCCACTCAAACTCGCCGTGACCCTCAGTTCCAAAAGCGTCAGGGTTATTAAATACCTCAACACACGGAATAAATTCCATGGTGTTTACAGAGGTAGTTGTGTTACCTATGGTTGCAAATTCAACGGGTGTATCAAATGACAGCTCCTGCTCGCTGTGGCACTCTTCAATTTTTTCAGCGGTAATGCGTAACCGCATATACCGTTTATCTGTAGAAAGTCCTACACCAGAAAAGCCGCGATGGGCTTTAACTTTATACGAATAAATAATAATTACTTCTTCTAGTTCACCTTCAGGAGTGTAATAAGTACGATAAAAATCTTTATCAAACCAGTACAACCTGTAAGTTTTTTTAGTGGGGCGGATATAAAATAAACCTTTTCCGTAAGATAAAAATCTATCCCAAATTGAATCAAGACGGGCGTCTAATTTGTTAAACCTAATGACTTGTTGGATAAAGTCAAATCTTTGAGTTCCGAAATTATCCTGGTGGGGGTAAAATTCAACGCCTTGACGAATCCCAAACATTTTCATTTGGGATAGGTGGGCATTTAGAAGCATGGTGTCGGCGCCACCATCAGCGTCCCTGTTGACGACCGACTTAATAAAATCACCAAGAACTGTTTTGTTTTCAGACATGCTCAAAAATGTGCTTTAACTATTATGCCTCAGGTCCGGACCCAACGTGCAGCCTTTTGAGCGTAATCACGTCATCCTCTACTTCAACATCAAAGCGTTCACCTGGGATAAGACCCATGTCGTGACACAGTTCGTCAGGAAGTGGGATGACTGCAGATCCGTAAGAGTCCTGATCTAATTCGATAACGTAATAGCCAGTAGACATTGTTAAATGGTTTTATTAGTGTAAATCCAGAATACTTTACCCTTAATATTCCAATTCCAGCTTTCCTCTGGTCATTAATCCATTACAAAGCCAAACTAGGGCATCGACACAGTCATCGTGAGAGCTGACTCCAAAATTTACAATTTCATCAGTTAACGCCTGAAACTTACGATACTTGTTAAACACTAGCTTGCGTTGCTCAAATAATCCCATAATTCCCCTAAACCGCGCAACTTTATCTCCGCGGAAACCTTTGACTGGGTGCCAATTTAGATTATAAAGTCCGTGTTCGCCTTGACAAATACGTCTAAAATCTGCTTCTAAGGAAGCCTGGTAAGCAACTGCTTCAGACCAAATGTCAATGTTACTTCCACTGGGGTGATACTGGTCGCCCTCTTTGTGAACTATTCCCCACTCGTAGCACATATCCATTAACGACTCAAGTTTTTCAAGATTGCCCATAATCCTGATTCGTTTGCAATCAATAATGTGAATTTTGTTTCCAGCTCTGCCACCAAGCACCATGACTGTGTAATCGTTTCTTTCTTTTATGCCAGCAGAGAGATCTACACCAATCCCTAAGGCATCGAACTCGGTAGGAACTGCACCTTTAACGATCAAATCAGGTGAAATTGACAGCTCACTAGTTTGTACAATTTGGTTTTGATACTGAAAACTAAAGCTAATTGGAGCCTGCCGACGCCTGTCTTGAAGGTACTCAAGCGACCACATGGCAGGCCAATAAGAAACTTCATCCCCCTGTTCGTCAATAGTGATTGATGATTGTACAATCTGAACCCAATCATTAACAGGAGTAAATGTAGTGCTGTGAATATCGTCATGTCTAAATCGAGTTCCTAAACAAATAGCTCTTCCCCCTTCAAACATAGTAGGAACAATAACTGAGTTCCAGTTATCTTCCATCATTTGACGAATGTCGCGGTTTTTAATGTCATCTGCACTTTTTACAACGTCATCAAGTATACACAAATGGCTACGTTTAGAGGTCACTGCGCCTTTAAGTCCAGCACAACAAATAGTAAATTCTTCTTCACCAGTAGATTTAATGCCAGCAAATTTCCAATCAATACTCCAGTATTCGTTAGAATTGATTCCTTTAGCAATTTTTACTGTAGGAAAGATTTCTCTATATAATTTACTTTCTTCAATGATACGTTTAATAGCTGCACTTTTTGGTCGCGCAACATCAACAGTATAAGAAATATAAAGTATTTTTAAAGGCTGCTTGTGAATTGCGTGTACACCAATAGCCCAGGCTGTATAAAGACCTAAAACAGTAGATTTTGCTGACCCCCTTGGCGCCAGGATGTCGATGTTGGGGCCACCAATGCCGATTAAACACTCAGTATTTTCATCGGTGCACAAGTAACGATGCCATTCTTTATGATGATCTGCAGGAGGCTTATCACCTACAACATCACAAAAATAAGCAAAATCTATTCTTGCTCTTTCAACATCAATGTTAGATGTTTTTTTAACAACTTGTTGTTTTGCTGCCGCACGTGCAGTTCTTCGATAAACCGAATAAAGACTTGTACCAGCCACGAATTTTACAAGTACCCCAAGTGGGGGTAATATCACCCCAGCTTACGGTACTAAACCTCAGGATTCCTCCTGCAAGATCTTTGTCCACACAGCCATTGAAGCTTCCTGGAGCGGACCCTCGATTGGATCGTCACGGAAAATTAAAAGCATTTCGCGCAAAGCTCGATCAGCGCCAGCAAGGATTAAACCTTGTTTGTCTGTTAAAAGTTTTTCGTCGTTAAGTTGTTTAATTGAACCGCGCAATTCTTTTTGTAACATTGCAATTCGCGCAGTTCCCATATCTTGTTTAACTAAACCAAGATCAATTGCTTCTCGTAATTTTGCAATATCTTGTTGCATGGAATCAATCTCCATTTCCAAGATTCCATTAAAATTTCTTTTTTTAAACTCTGCAGCAGCCCATTCACTGCATTCAACAATTGAACCTGTAAACCCAAGAAAACGGGAATACAAGTACATTTGAATTGGAGAAGAAGTTTGCTTACAAAAGGTAATAAATGATTCTTTGTCTTTTTCTGTTAATTTTTTAATCCAGTTGTTCATGAACGGTAGGCGTCAGTTGCCCAGTCGTGCTGGCGTTGTGCAACGTAATTATCCTGCGTATACTTCTGCAGAAAAGTTTTACGTTCCTGTTCAGCTTGTGTGTTAATTTCACGGATCTTTTGTTGACCGCTGAGGGTAATTCCCTGCTCTTGCGTTAAACGCGTTTGTTCGCCAGTAGTTTGGGCAGTTAGCCTTTCTTGCTGTCCTGATGCAGCAATACCGAGTCGCTGCTGTTCTCCGGAGGCAGAAATTCCAAGGCGTTGCTGTTCGCCTTGGGTTTGTGCTGTTAATCGCTCTTGTGCTCCCGTGGCGCCAATGTTAAGACGTTGCTGCTCACCACTTTGGGTAATTCCCTGGGACTGCGTCAGGCGCTGCTGCTCACCAGTGGTTTGAGCGGTAAGTCGCTCCTGGATTCCAGAAGCGGCGATACCTAACCGTTGCTGTTCCCCTGTCTGCGCGATTCCTTGAGACTGCGTTAAACGTTGTTGCTCACCAGCAGTTTGAGCAGTCAACCGCTCTTGCGCTCCGGAAGCAGCAATGCCCAACCGTTGCTGCTCACCGGTAGTAGCTGCTGTTAAACGTGCTTGTTCGCCGCCCAGTGTCAGGCCTTGGGCCTGTGTAAGGCGTTCTTGATCGCCAGTGGTCTGTGCTGTTTTTCTTTGTTGTTCACCAGTTAATGTAATACTTTGCGCTTCAGTCTGACGTTGCTCTTGTCCTTGCGTTGCTAATGTATAACGTTGCTGTTGTCCTACAGTTTCTGCTGTGTACCGTTCTTGCTGTCCTTGTGTTTCTGCTAAGTATCGTTGTTGCTCGCCAGTCAGCTGGATACCTTGGGCCTGGGTAGCTCTGGTTTGTTCTCCGGTTAAACTAATATCTTGAGCCGATGTAAGGCGCTGTTGTTCAGCTTGCACCCTAGCGAGCTGCTGTGCTTGTTGTCCTCCAAGAGTAATAGCTTGGCCTTGAACTGCAAGATTACTTTGTGTTTGTGCTCCAATATTTGCACGATCTTGAACACCAGCGGCTTCCATTGTTGTGCGCTGCTCAGCAGCCGAAGCTTGGTTCTGTTTAATAGCCAAACTTGTATTAAAGTCTGACTGAATCATGTCAAGTTTAAGCTGAGCCGCAGCGTTGGCTTGCGCTTGAGCATCAGCAACCGCATTCAACTGATTTTGAGTTTGTAGCGACTGAGTCGATACCGTAGTTGGTGAATCGGCCATGATTTAAATTCTCTTAGTTACCAGTATAAACGCAGCACCAATTATGCAAGGCTTCTACCATAAGCACGTGCAAAAGCCAAATTTGTTGCAGAATCTTGTTGTCGAGCCAAAGCTTCCCCTCGTTGTGCTTCAGAAAAAGCAGCAGTTGCCATTCGATTTTGAGCAGCTGTAGGAAGTCCTTCTTTAAAAAAAGCAACGTTTTTGGTCCCAGCAATGCTGCGATTTGATGCCTGCTGTGCTGCCCAATCAATAAGGGGAGCAAGTTTAACAGTTTGGTCGTAGCTAAGATTTGCTTGGTTTTCTGCTAATTGCCTAGCAGCATCAAGGTAATAAGGTAATTGTGCCCGTTCAAGATTTAATCGTTTCCAGCTTTCTTCGTCTAGGTTTCCTGGAATTGGGGAAGTTTCAGCAGAAGACCCGTAGACTGGAAAAGTATGAGAATAATCCGGAGAAAAAGATGCGTAATTTTCAGGATTAAGATAATCTGACCAACTGCTAGTAGGTTGTGTTTTTGCCATGTTGGTAACGCGTTGGTGTTAAGTGATTAAAGATCAACCGTAATTGTATTGAGCAGCAAGGGCACTGCCAAGTTGATTAGCAGCGTTGATACCAATTGTTCTAGCGGTGCCGAGGCCACCAAGCATGGCTTCAGTATTGATTCCAATATTAGCGCGAATTTGAGCAGCAGCTAATTGACGAGACATTTCGTCTTTTTTGGCCTGGCTAATGATGGGATATTGCGCATTAGCCATTTTCAGGTAATTCCTGATTTGCAAATCATTTTCTAACTCTTCTGTTGTACGAGCAGTGCCCAAGGGTCCAATAGGACTGACAGCATCAGCGTAGCTGTAAGGATGGTTAAGAGCTTGAAGATCAGAGGGAACAGCTGCACCAGGATTGAATTGACCTGGGCGCTGAGGACCAAAGCCAGGAACGCCAGCAACACCGGCAGCCGTAGCAGCGCCGCCTGCAATTTGACCGGGAATACCTGCGGCTCCAGCAGCAACAGCTGGAATCGCCATTGTACCTAAAGCTGTTCGTCCTACTACGCCGGCACCTGTGCGAAGAGCTTGTTCTGAAACAGCAGTTGGTAAACCGAACTTACCAGCTAACCCTATTTTACCGAGGGCTTTAGTTGCTCCAGACGCAAGTGGAGTTAAAACTCCTGTGTTTTGTAGAGCTTGGCCCGCCATTCGTGAGGCTCCTGGTACGGCCAGACCTAAACCGCCGCCAATAGTTGCCCCCATAAGAGTTTTGCCTAAATCTCCACCGCTTTGTTGATATGCGGTTAAACCGCCTAAAGCCGCACTACCTAACGCCCAGGGCCACATAATGAGAAATCCTATTGATTACATTTTAATGCGA